ATGACCCAAGCAATCCTCTACTCCCGATTTTCAAGTACTCAACAAGCCGATGGCGATAGTCTACGTCGCCAGACTGAACTAGCCGAAAGGTTCTGTATGACACATGGCCTTGAACTGAGTTCTATGACGTTTGAAGACCTAGGCGTGAGTGGTTGGAAGGAGGTGCAACGGGACGGCCTTAAATCGCTTCTCAGGGCTGTTGAACGTGGTGTGGTTCCAAATGATAGCTTTATCCTTGTAGAGGCTGCGGATCGTCTCTCTCGCAAAGGCTGGGAAGACGTAACCAAGATAGTAAGCGAGTTGGTATCTCGTGGGTGTTCCTTGGTCACTATAGAGAATGGACAAATCTATAATTCAACCAATTTCAAAACACTCGCTGGTGTCTTACCTCTTATGATATCCGCCGACTTAGCAAAACAAGAATCCGATAGAAAGAGTCAGCGGATCCGTTCTGTCAAAACTTCTAAGAGAACAAACCGAGTAATCCAAGGTAATCAGCCTTTTTGGATTGATATTATTGATGGTGTTCCTGTACTCAACAATAAAGCGTCTCTAGCGCGTCGTATAGTCGATTTAAGCCTTTCCGGTAAGCGACCCCTAGCCATAGTAAGAGAATTCAATACAGAGCGATTGGAGAGCCCTAATGGCGGTATATGGCAAGTTGCTGTTATTCGTTCAATTCTGAAAAACACAATACTATATGGGGCCAAGACATATTTTGAATCTCGTGATGGAGAATATAAGGCCGTCGAAACTGTTGCTGGTCTATATCCTAAGATATGCACCAAACAAGAATTCGATATTATCAAAACCGGAAGTGGTGTGAAGGGAAGAAAAGCGAAAGGCCCATTCTCTACTCTTCTCCGCTGCTCTTGTGGTCGTCCATTAGTTATAAAGGGTCGCCGTAAGCGTAATAAAGACACATCAGAGGTTGATACATATCGCGTCTGTAGTGGTTCTATTGATGGTGTATGCACTCTAAAAGGATATTATAAGAATATTGATGAAATCCTTCTTGGATTAGTTTCATATATTGAAGTTCCTACTGATAAACCAGCTCCAATTAATAACGATGACCGGATATCTGAACTTGAACAACGCCTGATTGATTTGGATATCATGAGAAAAGAGAACAAGGGTAAAACTCGTATTCTCCAAATGGTGTTCGAAGAGATAGAAGAAGTCGAGAATGAGTTAGAGGAGTTGAATAAGGAAGAAGTTATAGACCAAACAGAAGTTGATTTGAAAACAATTCTTGATATTGAAGACTCTGATAATCAGAATGCATTATTGAAACGAATTATCAAGAAGATTGAATGTAAAAAGGAAGGTTATCTAACACACGTTCATATAGTGTTCAAAACGAGATTTCAAAGGAAGTTTATTATTGACCAAAGTAGAAAATTGAAAGGAGGATATGAGATTAAGAAGGTTGGTGTTGGTGATGAAAGATTGAAACAAGAATTGGCTCAATTTGGACAAGAGGAAGAATAGAAATGAGATTGTTTCAGAAAGGCGACCCAGAATATCAAGATAATGGTGTATATGAATACGAGGGTGAAACGTGGATGACGTTATGGGCATTCAAGACCATAAACGATAAACCGGATAATACACCACCGAAGAATGTGATAGTTTCGAAACAACTTACGGCTAATGGGTGTGAAAGTATTGATACGAGACCAGATAACGATAGATGGGGTAAAGTAAAGGCTTTCAAAGAATCTGACTTGAAAGAACATTTATAAAACAATAAAGGGATCTCACAATTGGGATCCCTTCTTATTATGACTTATGATTTGCTTTATCTTGCATGAGAATATCGAGGTGAGTATTCATCTTAACCAGCGTCTTGGCAATATCGTTAAACGTTACCATCGATTGTTTATTGAATTCTTTAACTTCGATATTAAATTCCCGTTGAACTTGGTTCTGTTCGCTTTGAGATCTCAAAGCATAATTGATATTATCATCTGCCTTTTGCAAGTCCAATATCATCTTATAATGCTGCTTTCTAAAACCTTGTTCTTCTGCGATTTGAACTTCCAAGGTCTGTATTTTTGCTTGGGTGTTATAGTAATAAGCATAGCCACCTGTAATCATTGCAAATACTATAGTTAATACTTTAGCCCAACCAGCAACATTACCCCCCTGCTCCCAAATCTCCTTGAGTTTACTCATTTATATATTCCATTTTGCTAATAGAGAATAACAATTATTCACTTTGTTCATTACTATTTACTGAATTTATAAATGAGTATTACAAAAGTATTAATGAATCATATGACCTAGTTTGGTAACTTCACACCGAACAATATGATTTGAACTAGTAGTATTGAAACCAGCTATGGTCATGAATAATTGATACCATGTTTTAGTTGTATGGTTAAAATAAGAGCCCATATGAAGCTCCATAGATTGACCATAAACATCACCATCAATTTGAGTGATAGTACTAGGTGATTCAAACTGAACCTCACTTCTATACCAAGATTGAACTATTCCGCCGCCTGCATGTTGAAGAGTATGTTTAACATCATACTTAGTGAGTGGTGAACCATCCTTAGAAAGACTTAAACCAACTCGGTTATAATTGGCATTAACCCTAGTGAAGTTCATCACAAGGCCACTATCAGCAATTGGGAACTCATATACGTTGTCTGGGCTCGAATAACCTACAGTACCTGAGTAAGTCCAATGGCGTTGAGGTTCGAATTCCTTCAACTTGGTATAAAGGATCCTGAGTTCGTCATTATCAAGGTCATTGATATCGAAAACCCCATCCCTCCCCTTCTGACCTTGTGGACCTTCCGGGCCGGTTGCGCCAATGTTAGCTAGAAGCGCCCATGGTGAATCGGTAGGTGTTACCCCTGTACATGTATCAGAAGCGTAATATGAGGCTCCCTGATAGCCTACAGCGTCATCCTTGGCATATTCGGTGGTAGAGTCCCAAGTACCCTTCCAAGTCAAACCAGCGGGGCCTATAGGACCGGGATCGCCTTTAGGGCCTCGTGGACCTTCTACACCTTCAACGGTTGATATTTGAGAATCGAAGTATTCTTTCTTGATAACACTATCTGGATCCATACCCTGAATACCAGTTATTAGAACTTGAGGAACAATAATACCCTCTGTGTTGATTTCAAGATTATGAATGTAAGAACTAGTTTGACCCAAACGACTTACAACCCCACTTTCTTTTTGCATTTTACTATTTTCCTTCTAAAAATAAGGGGCTCAAAATGAACCCCTTTTCACTACTTACTTAAGACCATTATCGGTTTTAAGTTTCGCAATCATCGCGTCTACTTGCGCTTGGGTATAAGTACCTACATCAGCAGCAGTTGGTTTAAACCCTTCATGATAAACACGCTTGTTTGCATCACCGAGATAGATATCACCTTGTGAAACAGCCATACGTATTTTACTAGCACCAGCACCGTTTACCCCCGTTGCGTAATAAAGTGAGCCACCATATACCTTTTCCCAAATCAGGGTTGAACTGTTATGCTCACGCATATTACGAATAAACAGAGATTGACCAGCATCATTTCCTATATGTGATATTTGGGCATTTGCACTGGTTCCGTTAAAGGGAGCAGAATATCGTATTTGACCAGTAATAGTATCACCAGATGAAGATACAGCACCTAGGTCACCCGGACTTGGCTTATTACCAGTATGGTATACAACGCCATCTTGACCCGGATTTATTGTAACTGTTCCATTATTAGTACCATTGGCTCTACGAGTAATGATATTAAGACCACCACCCGAACTAACTTCAATATATTTTTGGCGAGCGTCAGTTAAATCAGTACTTTCCAAAACAATATTTGGGTAAGTAGTGCGTCGAATGGTTAAACCAATACCTTGGTGAGTAATCCCCAAAGCCCCTGTTAAAGTCCCCCCAGTAATAGGGAGTGCACCTATTTCAGTTGGAGTAGGCATATCACCATCATGATATACTTTTCGCCAATTACCACCAAGATTGGTGTTATTAAACCCTCTCCAGTATAATTTTGAAGATTGGTAATTACCAAGGATCTGCATATGGGTATCAGCTGCACCGTTAACATGAAGCAATTGACCATACGCCATATTTTGGTTTTCTGGTCCATCAACTACAGTGTCTGAAATGCGATACATACCACCGTTACGAAGAGATCTTAAATCGCTGGCTGTTCCTAAATTATATCGTCCAACTACGTTTAAATCTGTTGCTGATGGTTTATTACCAGTATGATATATATCATAGTTTGTGTTGTTTACCCTGACCTTCGGATTAATGGAACCAGATGATAAGAACAGACCGGAAGGGGACCGCTCTATATAATAATCAGTTCCGCTACCAAGGGACAGTCTTGTTGTATTTCCTGAGTTAAATCTAACATCGCCCGATATATCCCCACCGACTCTATCAAACTTCTTATTCAGTTCGGTATTGATAACACTTTCTGACAAGGTTCCAACATCAGATGGTGTAGGTTTAAACCGGGTTGTGTAAATTTGGTTAACTGTTACTTCTGTTAAATCTGCTGGTTCTGTTGTAGTGGTTGAATCGATCCTAATTACACCACCCCGACCTGACATTCTAGTAAATGTCGCATCAAGGTTGAATGCGGGGGTCTTAACCCATACCTCAAATACATCACCAGCTCGACGATGATAAAATTTAGGCTTTTGTCCAGATAACAAATCCACATCAAGCGAGTTGATATCGATAGAAATACCAGATGTACGAGTAGCCACTGTAACATTATAAGTTGCTCGTTTAGTTGAACCATTGTCACCAAACCCAGACAATATGAATGTTGTGTCATTATCAGTCAGACCAAGTGTAACTAATCTAACATATCGCGCAGTCCCACCCGGTGATGGTAATTGCCATTGCAAGTTTAGATCTTTGCCAAGAGTCGGAACTTGACCTTCATGGAATACCTTTTTCGGTAGGTCATTAGACACAAACTCAAGTTTGTCATCTCCAACTTTCAAGTAAGAAGTTACAGATTCTTGGTTTGCACCTATCCCCAATACAACTTCCCCTATTGTACCAGCAGCCGCGAGTTGTCCGAAGTTTGCATAACCTGTTACACCAGAACGTTTTATGCTATAGGCACCTAGAGTGGTTCTTCCTTCAATTGAAGTAAGACCAGTAATAGTACCGCCGACTTTATCAAACTTCTTGTTTAACTCTGTGTTGATAGCACTTTCAGATAAAGTACCAATATCAGACGGGGTAGGTTTGAATCCTTGATCATAAACACGATTTCCATTACGGTATAGTCCAGAACCTTTGTTGAAATCACAAATTTTAAAACCTTTAGTATTACCTACATCATTCTGACCATTTGTAACAAAAACAGAAGTACCATAAGATACAGTTGTATTAGTTGCGACACCAACACCAACAGGAACTTTTACAGTTACAGGAAATGCCCGAACTTCCACATATGCAACGTAAAAGTTATCTGCTTCGGAACCAGCATGAATTGAATGTAGTGCACGTTCGTTTTCAGAATAGATATTGAATTGACCAGTCACATAAGATCCACGGTCAGTCCATCCACCATTTCGAACGATACCGTCAAAAACGCAGTTGTTCATCGGATCGGAACCACCAGAGGTTTTTGTACTTATATAGCAGTATTCATTGTGATTTACGTTTGTGAAAATAATAGGAACATAACCTGTTGATGGAGAACCAGCGGGTACAGATAGATGAATTTGCTTAAGTCCAACCCCTTGGTCTTTTACATAACTAACTTTGGCGAGTGCATCATCTGAGGTTGACTGAGTGCCTGTTACAATTACATTATAAGGGGTGACAATTTCCTTACTTGATTTTTTAATGTCGATTACCTTTTCTTGAGCCATTATATAATTCCTTGATAGTTTTTAATCTCCTTGGTATTTAGGGAATGGAAAAGAAAAAGGGAGCCGAAGCCCCCTATATTATTTAAAGAAATATTTCCGTCGCCAAAGTTCAGTACCATTTACTTCAATAACAACATCAGTCTCGAACCGGTGGTCATATGGAAATAGAGAAACCCATGCAATAGGCTGTCCATCCTTCCAAGAAACACCATATTCAACATACGGGTGAGGTTCTTGATTAGGTAGAGACGGTTTAAACCACATAGGTGGCTTCATCTCGTAAGGTGCGGTAATACTATCCGGAATCAAAACCTCTTTACGTAGTTCAACACCCCTCTCACGCATTACAATTTCTTGTATCACTTATTATTCCTTCTTCTTATAACCACAATTCAAAGCCTGTGGGTACGGCTTTTAGTTTCACCTCGTATGCTTTACCAGAAGCGAGAACTAATTCATCTCCAAGGAACTTACCTTGGATTATTTCGTCTCTATATGATTTCACTTCATCGCGCCAACCTTGGATTAATGCGTCTCCAATAGTCACACCCTCAAGAATATGAACGGCTTGATTCAATGGAGTTTGAGCAAATCCAGACCCTGTAAAGGTCATTGCGGTTTCTACAATCTCTACTCTTAACATTATTTCTTCCTCGTAACGTCAAGTTCTACTCTCCAATTACCTTTGACCGGCGAGAATGCAGCCTCTGGGTCTATCTTAGACCAGAATTGAACGTCATAAACCCCATTAGCCCGTTTTTCGGTTCCGTAAGGTGCTGCGAGAGATTCGGATAGAGTTTTATTTAGTGTGAAATACCCAATACCATTCTTAGCCGAACCAACTAGAGTCCATGGAAGAGTGAATACAGGGGTAAGGTCATCTGGTTGGTATCGTGCTTGAAGAACTATTTCCATATTAGTGAGGTCAACCGGAGCCTCTACCCCTGTTTGGTCGTCTACGTTAATAAATTTCATCTGAATTCGTTTACTGTCACCACGATATATAACCAAGTCATATGTAACTTGTGGAATTGCCATTTTAAAATACCTCTATTTTAGTTAATATAAGTTATTTAGGGAGCCTTAGCCCCCTATATTTGCTTTATGCTGATTGAAAGCATCGTAGATAGTTTCCATTTGATCGAAACACATCTGTTTGAACTTAGGTTCGAACGATTCATCAATAGTATTACCAGTGATATTTATACTTGCATCGATTGATGTACTTCCACCACCCTTCTTATTGTTTTCGAGATAAGAGGTTAGGTCTTTGTTTGTATCAGTATTAACTACTCGTTCGCCTTGTTGTAGGTAATAAGAACCAGTACCCTCAACATAATCCGTTCCATCGTGGAACTGACCTAATGTTACTGCTGTTGCACTCGCAATTTGAGGGACGAAAGAAGCCATAACCATTGCCTTCTCGGACCACGTAGCAGCTTTACCCCATTGCTCGTACATACTCAGAGACATAGAAGCGATTGTAGAAGCCTTTTCTAAACCAAACATTATCTTGGCTTGCTTCGACCCCTCTTTTGCAAGTTGGGATGCGCCCTTAAACACTTCTGAAATGGAACCAAGGCGAGCCATAGCTAGATCACGAGTAGCCGCATTAACCTTTTCATCCGATTCAATTATCTGTCTATCAAACTCTTGCTTATCAATAACACCTTGCTCGTATTGAGCTATCAATACTTCTCGTTCTCTGGTTGCTTGATCTAACTTAGCGACATCACGATCCATCATATTCTGATTTTCACGTTCAATCTTTTCAGACTCATACTGTCTATCAATTTCCGCAAGTTTGTTATTCTTGTCTTGCTCATTGAGAATAGCATTAGCCCCCTTCTCTTGATCTAACTCGTATTCACGTTCAATCTGAGCACGTTTAATAAGAAGGTCTTGATTGGCTTGTTGTTCGACATCAGTAGAGAAAGTCTTGATAAGGTTCATTGCACGTAGACGGTCTTGATATTCCTGATCTGCAAGTCTCTTCTTCTCGTTGGCTGCATTCTCTTGAATCTTAATCAGTCGCTCTTGGTGCTTCTGTTCAGCAACCTCAATAGCAGTCTGATATTCACTCTGAGTTAATGCCCCTTGGTCAACAAAATCCTTCAACTTTGCTAGTTGTTCTTGATGTGCGAAGTTCTCTATATCAAGTTCGGTCTTTAGCGTAGCCTGTAGAGCCTGTGAGCGCATCTGAGCGGCTTTCTTAGTCTCGGCTAATGCCTTGGCTTGGGCTGCGCTTTGGAACGTGCTTATTTGTGCTCCTGTAGCCTTTAGGGATGCCTCTGTTACCTTCAAACCCTCCTGCTCTTGCTTGATACGTTCTTCTAGTGCTTTCTTAGATTCATCCCCAACCTGAACATTCAACTGGGTTTGAAGACGTCCAATTTCAGCATTAGACTTTTCAGCAGCTTTAGTAAGAGCCTCATATTGTTTTTGTGCATCTTCAATATTAGAAGCCATTGGAGCAGATACGCCAGACGTTCCCTTATTACCACCCTTAATAGTCGCGGCGTTTTGTTGGTCTGCTGCATCGATGAAAAACTTGTTCATTTCCTGCATACGACGTTCATATTCTTTTTTGATATATTCGTCGCTACTCAACCCACTTTCTTTGACATTCTTTGATGTTGCGCTTTGTCTTGCTTCATACATTGCCCGCCTTTCGAGTTGTGGTGCCGCATCAATAATATCTTGAGAGTTCTTAGAGTTAACCTTGAGCTTTCCAGATGCATATTCATCAGCAATCTTTTGTCCACGAGAATCAGCAGCAATCTTATTAAAGAAGTTAGCCCCTATACGGGACATTTCACCGGCTAGATCAATAAGTCCCGAAAATGCCTCAACGAGTGCTTTGTTGAAGTTATCACTCAGCATATTCATATTGTTCATTGTCCGGTCTATATCGTTCATAGTCTGTTGAGACAAACGAGCGCGATCCGTTGCATACCCTTGCATCATGTTATTAATGTCTTGTTGGGACATACTAAGAACAGATGGAAGTTTTGCGGCGTTTTCAGACAGACTTTTAAGGACAAATACCTGTTGTTGCATACTAGCGCCAGACTCTATCAAATCGGCTTGTACCTTCTTCAATACGTCGAGGTTAGATAGCCCTTTCAGATCATCTATAGTGGTGTTAACTTTTCCACTGATAGTATCGAAATAATCAGCTAATGGACCTCCCCCATTTGTACTAGCGTATTCACCCACACGTTCACCAACGTCAGTCAAAACGTCAGAGAAGGTTTCAATATCCAAACCAACAGATTGAACCGCGATACCATATCTGGTCATCTGGTCAACACTCATATTGTTCGACGAAGCGAGCGCTTCTAGTTGACGCTGTGCGGTTGCGGCGTCTTTACCCATAGACGCTAGTTTGGCACCAAGACCAACAGTCACGGCTCCCAATGCACCTATACCAGCTCCAACAGGCCCAAGCCGACTTAGGAAACCGTTGATTGCGGCTGTAGGACTATCGAAAGCACCAGTAATTTCATTCCCCATATTTTGGGCATCTTTACCCATCTTATTAAATGAAGTATTTGACTTGTTCTGAGCGTTCTTAATTTCGTTCAGATATTTTTGCGTGTTAGCTGACAAAAATACGTTTACTCCAGCCATTGTTATTACACCTCTTGTTAATTGTTAATCTCCTTGGTATTTAGGGCTGGAAACAAAAAAGGCACCCCGAAGGATGCCCCATTGAGTTAGGTTTGTATCTACTTGTTTCGAAGTGCTTCAATCAGTTCTGAATGCTGACGGTCGCGCTTGTGGTTTGGTTGATAGAATATATAGAGTACTTGAACAACCGGAGAAAATACTAGACCAACAATCATACAGTTAATGAAGTCAGTTTCTCGATTGTTCTTGGCAGCGTTTGCAATAGCAATAACTATCAAAATATAGATTGCGATGATTGCGGTAATGATAATATCGATTGGAGGCATGTGGTTTTCCTTATTCCATCTGTGAAAGCATGATAATACTACCAGCTTCTTTTTCAAAATTGTTGTCATAGGCTTGGACTGTTTCTGTATTACCAGAAGTTAGCCAATCGGATACCCCAGTTTCATAATGATTCTTAATATAACGTTCCATTGATTGAGGGATCGTACCATCTTCAAAGTACCATTCATAAATCAATTGAGATTTTACATTTTTTATTCCCTTGATATGTTCCTTAGATCTGGTATTGGTTAACCTATTGGTAATTCCATATTTGTAAACTGGGATGTGGTTTTCTTTCTCATATTTAAAAAGATAGAAATATCCGGGTTTTGATGGTTGATATCCAGACGTTGAGCAAGAAGGACACCGACTATTATGATTAACGAACCCATCATAAGAAACTATTTGTTTTCCATGAACAGGGCATAGATATTCAAATTTCGAGTATGCGTTTTTATATCCTTCTGGAAAATCAAGATAACCGTACCCTTCTTTTGTACAAATTTCTTTTACTATAGTTTCAGATTCACTTAATGTCTTCTTCTTGGTTCCACTACAATGATGACACCGACTATCACCATTCACAAAATCTTGGTAAGAAGCTTTCTGTTTCCCATGAATAGGACAATTATATTCAAACTTAGAACGATGATTCTTGTACCCTTCCGGAAAACCTATATATCCATACCCAGATTCTAAACATAGGCGAGAAACAATAATATTAATCTGGAAAGGTTTCCATTCTGGTTTCTTAGAGCACCCACAAGGGATGGCCCCATTTACCAAATTGCCCTTAGGACTTTCGAATAATTCAGGAAACAATTCCCCATCCAAAGAACAGATAGAACAAGTCAACTGATATCTCTTTTTATTACCCTTCAATCCATTATCACCAACAACCGTCAACACACCACCTTTCGGAGTTTGGAACGTACTACCAATGAAACTATCTACCTTACTCACTTCAAAAATCTCTCTATAAAATCGAATCTGAGATCACTATATCACGGATCCGAACAGATCTTTAACTATAAAAGGGAACTATGTTAGTTCCCCCTCATGTTTCTTGTTTTCTTGTATCAGTTTCCTAAGCATATGGATAACGTATACATCGCCTTCTGAGCCCTTCTTGAACTCTTCGTATACCTTGGTATTCATATCCCCTAGAATCTCTTCACGCGCCATTTCATGCAGCATTGGGAAGTGTTTGATAGCCTTCTTGAACTCTCTAACATCCTCATGCTCAAAGCTTTCAGGAAGTTCATGATTAAGGAATGTGAATAGGTCTTTCGGCCCAACCCAATCCTTTTCTTTGGTCACGTTCTGGTTTCTTATGTACTCGACAACCTTAGCAGTCATCCATTGGTCTACTGACTTCGTAAACGGTTTGATACTGTTATATGCCCTATACCTATCGATTTCTTCGATGGGCCATTGTCTGATCTCGTGGGCTGGGATGTTCATCGAAACGCTTAAGTCCATGATAAACATTTCATCCGGATCTGAGATTAGACGACGGGCTTTTTTACAAGTTCATCCCCGCGAGCTTTCGGGCCACTAGATTTAGCGATTTCAAGGGCCATTAGGCTAATCGCTTCATACGGGAGCTGATCCCCTATCACTTCTAGATCTGTATCCTCTTCGAATACCATAGTCCCATCTTCTTCACAGAGACAATGACGAACGATTACCAGTTTACGGATATTGTCATCAAATTCATTTGCGATAAACACCGCGAGATTATAGGAAATTGGCTTGGCGAAGAATTCTTGTTTCTCTCCATCAAATTCAATTTCAAGTTTTTTTGGCTTCAAACCAAATCGATCTAGTATCTTCATTTTATTTTCCTTGTGTGGTTTGTTATATCCTTATTTAGGACACAAAAAAGCCCCCAATAAGGAGGCTTTCTATTAAGCTACAGTAGTAGTTTTGATGGAACCAGACGGTTTAGCGGTAAAGCTGACAGTCCGGTGAGTATTAATTTCATCCCCAAAAGTTTTGCTACCAATGGTAACAGTAAACTCTTGTTGTTCACCACCAGTGGCACCTTTTCCGGGATGACGTAGGATAGTAAGTTTGTGGGTATCCATTGCTTGGGCAGCAGCATCCAGAGCCTTATATCCAGCATTCTCAATATCCAGAGAAAAGGTCATTTCGATTGCGGTTACTTCACCAGAGGTTACCAGAGAGTCACTGAAAGATTGGTTGAATCGGAACCAAGTATCGTACTGGGATTCAACACCACCACCAGAGATAGATTCGAGGTTGTCGGAGATGACCACCTCATCCAGTTTGACGGTCATAAAGTTAGAAAGTGAAAAAGCCATTATATTTACCTTTTAAGTTAAGTTAGTTTTATGCAATACGCTAATGTTAAATTCACGCACGTATTGACCCATGTTTGATTCGAAATCGTCATAAGATTCAACTTCCATCTGCAATACCAAATCATCTTGATAATTAGCGATGTGACCTTGTAACTTAGAGAATTCTTCAATCATCACGAAGTATTTAGGGTTTGTTATGGAACATAGAAAAGATGACTTTTCCAGTTGTTGTTTCATGGTTTCAGAAGCGTAATATCTTGTATTAATACGAGTTCCTAATCTCATGAATGTTATTGCTGTTTTCTTTGGGTCTGTGTTATCTGGAACTTTGAATGGGTGAACTTCATCGAAAAATCCATTCATCTTCAAACACTCGAATATTGAAATCTCGATCATCTCGCCTTCCTCTTTCGGTACTTGTCTTGTTTCTTAATCTGGGTTTGAAGTTCCTGTTCGAGGTTTCTTTCAAAATCAGCTCGTAAAGATTCCTCAGTGTTGAACCTGACTTTCTCAACGAAATGCAGACCTTCTGTAACGCCGATATATCTATGGGTTTCTTCTGTTGGTTTACCGAATGAATGGAACTTAGAAACTCCCCTCACACGCGCTAAGGGATTACGACGACCATAATTCATGATGGTTGCCATACCATAAGCACTCTCTTCGCCATATTCACCCTTACGAGTCCTGAATGTTACTTCTGAATAGAGTTCTGAATACTTGTCATCCTTGATATACCCTTTCTTCACCTTCCCCATTTTCTTATCTGTGTTGACCTTGGTTTTTATAACAACGTCAGACGGCGTAATATTGGTTGGAAGTGAGTTGATCATCTCTTGCTTAACCGATTCCATGGATACCTTTGCACTGTTCCTTAATGCTCTAGATCTGAATTTTGGTTCGGTGAGACTATCAAGAAGGTCATTCAGCTCTTTCAATCCGGATATATTGGTTTTTGCCATTTAAATATCCTTCTCAAGATAAACAGTGATGTACTTCTGTAGATGATTCCAAGACTCATAACTATGGATAGAATACAAGTTATCTTGCCAACGGATCTTGAAGTTGTTTTTATTAGTCAGAGTATCCATCAACGGCAATGAATATCTTGTTTTCATAACCAGTCTGTTTGACCATGCAGCAGAGAACTTAGAATCTGAATCTTCTGTCTTAAGAAAATCCATCGTGCATCTAAGACCATACATATCCTCTAATACACTCTCCTGCTCTCCTACGGCGTTTTGCGTAATGGTTTTATGCATCACCATTACTTTGTGTCGCATTGCTCCGATTCTAGCCATTAGTAGACACCCCCAGCAGGAAGTGAATAAAGGTCGAGAATCTTGGCGGCTGTATTCGGAACACCGGTTAAACTCATTCCAGTTATTGCGTCCTCTCTAAGCTCATACTCTGTTGCGCAGATTTTTAAAATTGCTAATTTAATAGCAGCAGGAAGAGGAACATCTTCTTTAATAAAATCAATTTCTATAGTTACTGGAAGTTGTACCAGTCTATCTAATTTGACCTTGTTTGTTACTCGATCCCATGTATAACCGGTAACAGGCTTACCAGAAGCGTCTGTAATCGATTTTATGGTAATGTCACCGGTAATAGGTGTGTAGGGTATACGGAACTCATGAACGTTCGCATAGACGCTCCCAGACTGTTTAGTGAGAGGTCTATTCATATATCTTTCAGCCATTCTAATTGCAGACTCACGAAGAATAGGAATTTCGGAATCTGAATCAGGCAACCTCAAATAGTTCTGAATTTCATCTTCTTTTACCAGTGCTTCAAAATCTACATCGGAATAATCAATTCTATATTCAACTTGTTTCATCTATTTCTCCTTAGTAGTTTCTTTTATTTAGGGATACAAAAAAGCCACCCCGAAGGATGGCTTAATTGATTTATTCAGCTTTTGCCTTACGGGTATATGTCCGTTTAGCAACTGGTTGATTGGCACTCTCGGTTATACTGAGGTCAGAGGCGTTTAGAATATCGTCTCCACCTTGAAAGATTTCGACTTTATCCAACGACTTTCCATCACTGACAATCAGGGAAGAAGAGGCGGATATTCTCACCTCTCCCAATTTACCGTTACCTTCTCAAGCAGCGGCAGGCAGCATCAGACCAGCGATAGCATCGTTAGCACCCATGATGGCAGCAGAGCGCATAGTGATGTCGTAAACCATGTTACCCGGTACACGGTAGATGTTGCTTACAACGTCCAGAGTATTAGGCAGGTTAACGATCTTGAAACCGGCGTCGAAGTCACCGAACATCACAGGGCTGGTCGGGGTCAGCGTTACATCGATAACCACGTCAAAGCCGAAGATTTTCATGTTCAGTGGGTTAGTCGGATCCGGTTGCATCAGACCGCGACCTTGTGCGTCCTTCACATCATGAATAGCTTCATAAGCGGCTTGGCTCATACCCCAACGGGAGTTGCCGTGATACTCTTGCGGAACTTGCAGAACCAGCTTACGCAGAGCGCTTTCAACGTCTTTGATATCAGCCAGAACGGAAGTATGGAATACGTCAACCTTACGTTCTTCAACAGGCTTTTGACCTTCGGCGGTTGCGTCGAAGTGCTTAACAAGACCCTTCGGCTTATTAGAACCATCACCTTGCAGCAGAGCCAGAGCAGATTGAGCAGCAATACGCTTGAGTGCGTCACCTTGTAGGAATGCATAAGCATCGAAGAAGGAGTCAGCAGCATCGTTTTTGTTAATACGCGGGGAGGCTGTCAGAGTGCCTGCGGTTGCTTCGACGTCAACCAGAACAGGAACGGTTGAGTTATATTCACCTTCCCAAGATGCAACGGTGCCACCCTGTGTCATTTTCTTGCTATAGCTGCGACCAGAAGCGGTTTCAGTACCAAAGTGAGAAACCAGTGCGGATTGCTTCATAATACGTTCGGTCAGGAACTTAGCTACTTCATGAACGATGGTATCACCACCTTGACCAAAGGTATTACCAGCATCGGATTTAACTTTCAGCTTACCGTCTTTGATGATTTCACCAGAGAAGGACTTCATAGCAGTCTTGAAAGCTTTACGAGCAGACTTAGCTTCCATTTCTTCTTTATCTTCGTCGTCTTCACCTTCTGCTTTACGACGCTTCATTTCTTCTACTTCGTCTTCGAGTGCTTTGGATTTTGCTTCTTGTTCTTCCAGAGCAGCAACGATAATTTCGTTTTGTTCTACCAGAGTAGCTACCTGATCAAGAGCTTCAATAAGAGCGTCTTCGGTCGGCAGTTCTTCTTCTTTTACAGACTTACGGGATTTCAGTTTAGCCAATGCGGACATTTTATATTTCCTTTTATAGTTTAAAAATAGGATAGAGAAGGAGAACCATTTCTCCTTTTCTCTGATATTATTTAGGGGTGCTAAAATTAGCGGTTTACGATTTGTTTAAGACGCTTTGAAAAAGCAGCGATATCAGACTTGGAGAAAATAGATTCTTCTACTTCGTCTTCTTTTACTGTTTCGATTACATCTTCTTCTTTGGATTTCTTGTAACGGGACTTGATATCAATAAGAAGGCTTGCTTCATTACATGGGAAAGTAACTACGGATACTTCAACCACATGAACAGCAATCAGATAGTTAATACCATCCCTTTCCTCTTCTTCTAATGTCTCGTACTGAATAGAGAACGAATCAAGGTCGCCAGCTTTGAGGTTTTGATAAATCTGTTTGCCTAGATCTGTTTCTAGGTTGATTTTCCCTTTGAGTAGAAGACCGGTATCATCTGCTTCCATGGATAGCCATTTTCCTACCACCGCATTGTCGGAGTGGTTAAAAAGGAAGCGTGGCATGGTTCCCATTTCTTTGTGATATTCGATACTCGCATCAAATGCACCGGGGAGTGTTACATCCCCCGCATGATCCAAATAATTGTAAATGTTGCCATAACATGTAAATTCACCAGTTTCAGAAATGGCGAATTGGCTTAGGTCAATACGATTACCTACGCTCTTAATTTTCTTTTCACTCATTTGTTATTTCTCTCTGTTGTTCCTCTTGTTGCCCAAAGGAGTTATTGTTACTTTGAATCACATATCGTTCTTCGATACCTTCTGATTCCATATCAGCAGTTGCGCGAGTTTCAATATTGGAAATAAGACCGAGCTTGAACATATCCATACCGAGTTTGACGCGAGTTTCGTAATTGCTATTAAGGAAATCTTTCTCTTGATAGTCGATGATGTATTCATAATTCAGTTTGTTATGAATAGCGTCTTCAATTGCCTTGATGATTGGGTTAATAGTGATAGACAAGAATCCTTGGCGGATCTCATTCATATCTTTATAAGAAGAGTCACCAGTACCACCCAATAGTTGAAGAGGTACACCCATCAACATGGCGATTTGTTCTGTACTCAGCTCCATAGATTCAGCAAGCTGGGTATCTTTCATATTGAACGGGTTAGGAGTGAATGTTGCACCCTTGTCCAAGATGACGATATCACCAGCGCTTTCATCATTAGCCAATGAGTTAAGGCGAGCGTCTAAGCGGTTGTAAGTTTCATCCTTAAGCTTTTCTTCGTACTGAATAAAACCAGCGTTCTTAGGGCCACGACGGTGATTTTCAGATGCGGATTGAATACCGTTTAAACTCAGATTGAAAATTTCTTTAGAGTTAAGAAGGATATTAACAACTCGTTCATCCAGAGCCACACCAGTAAGACGAACAATTTCACTAGAGATGATTTTCTTATTCTGGTTATCTACTCCACCATATACCCACTTACCATCGCTTCCCTGAGTTCGTGTAACCTTACCAGTAGGGATACATTCGATTGAGCGCAGACGACCACCTACCCCATTCCTAGAGCCCATGGTCTTGATTTGAAGATAAGCTTCTGAGTGACAAACCAAGTTAGCAGCAACTTTAGAACTAAGCTGACTAATCGTTTCGTCTTCATTTGGTTTTCGTACTAGAACCGATACACCTTCTGGAATATTATCTGAAAACTCATTGTACTTTTTACCAGCAAACTTACATTCAACTGGAAGTGAACTAACGGTGTTACAGATAATTTTCAAGCAAGCAAGGGCGGTTGGCTCTTGCAAGTAATTGGGTTTGTGATCTCCAAAACTAGGTATATTAAACGGCCCCGTCGCACCAACAAAAGGTGTAGGATCAGCACTCTTTTTATTAAAGTGTTGACCCAAGTTTTTATTTAACATTTTAAGGGGTCTCCATAGTAGACTTTTATTCTCTATGGTATTTAGACCCCATTAAAAATTAACGTATTGTCGGAGTGCTATCAACGGCAGGAACCAGACTTACACCAATCATGGTTGCAATAAGAGGGTCTATTTTAAGAGCGTTATTACTTGTGGGTTTATGAACCCACATATCACCCTTCAAACCACTTTTAACCCGTGCATTTTGGAGTGCCCAAGCAAGCAAGACATCATTCTTATGGAACTTGAACTTACCTACGAAGGCAGAGCGAAGAACACGACTAGCAGCGCCTGATAAGCCATATCCTTGAGGAACAATAATCAGTTCATCTGTAAATTGGTCATAGTGCTTTTTACCAAAGTCGATACCACCCGATGCCGGGTCAATACCGCATTTATCCAGGTCAAAATGACGACTAATAGATTCGATGTAATGGTGAATATTATCCAAGTTGGTATAGTTACCTTCTGTCAACTCCATATGACCGGTGCTAACAGCCTTAGCATATATCGCCTTTATCTTGTCTTGAGTCTTATCAAAAGTTGCCTTGGGTAAGAAACTCTTAGTGAATACATCGAATCCACCACCTTCATGAGGAATAACGGTTGATACTGTACAGAGGTCGTTCGTCTCAGCGAGATCCACACCCAAGAAAGCTTCTGTTCCCTCTTCATAGTCTTCTAGAGTCTTATCAAAATCTTCTGAACACTTCTCTATTAGGTCGGTATCAATAAAGCCATCTTCATTATATGCGTGCCAACGGTTAAGACGCTTAGTCTCGAAAGCAGCCATAGCAGCCGGAGACATCTGAGCGCCTAAGTAATCAGTCTTAAGAAGAGTTGGAACTACAGCGTGACCATATGAAGGGCTTGCCTGTTCCCATGCTATTGGGTCATTTGCTTGTCTTGTCTCTTCTGCTTCGAATATATGAACAAAATAACGGTCATTCGTCTTGATGCCGTCTAATAGTTCGCAGCAGTAATCATAGGTTTGACGGCAATATGAGAATACATCTGTACCGGCTGTGGTGATCATGTACAACATTGGTTCGGCAGTACCAGAACCCTGGGACGATTCGATTACATCATGGACTGTTGAATCTGGATGAGAATGAATCTCATCTAGGATGCCACATAAAATGCGCTTACCATCGAGGTTTTTTGCTACTGAGGATGTAGCCATGATCCGCCCTTTCGTAGGCTTGTACTCAATGTGACGAGCCATCACCTTAAAACGCTTCTTAATGCTCTTTGAGCCTGTTTGTATCTGATGCTTGATATCCTCAAAGACAATGCTTGCCTGTTCTCTGGTAGCGGCTGAGGACGTACAGAGCGGGCTACCGTCTTCATTCAGGAACAGCATACAAATGGTTATGATGGATGCCATCTGCGATTTGCCGTTACCCCGAGCAAGAAACGAAAATACTTTCTTGTACTTGCGTAATCCATGGAGCGTTTCATCTTCATGATTATCGTTGTACTTGAGAGCAAACAGGTTCATGAAGTGGAATATCTGCCATGGGAGCAAGTAGATAGGAGATCCTGATATAGGGCCTATGCGGTGCTTTAGAGAGTTTGCGATCACAATAACAACTTCTAGATCGTCATAATCGATATACAGGTCTGGTCGCTTTAGATCCTCTATGAATCGTTCACAGGCTTGTTTCTCTCTTTTGCTTGCATGACGAATACCAGTAAGGACTTGATGAACATATACAAAGGCACCTTGCCAACCTTGGAAATAAGGGGAATTGATGGGGGTTCCTCTATAATCCTTCAAGTTAGGTTCATTCTCTATAAAGTTGAATTGTTCTATCCCCCTCGATTCATCATACTTAAACATTACTTCTTGCCTCGTTTCTTAATCAGATTGGATAATGGATCGTCTTCGTCCTCTTCGTCAGTTTCACCAACAAGGTCATTCTTAGACTTAGCACTCAAACCAAGGATATCGGCATACTTGGCTATCTGGATCGCAGTAGTATTAGCAACCTTATTCATGGGATTCTCTATAAGCTTTTCGCCATGAGCAGTTCTATTAATCATCAAAGCACCATCAATAATGACGCTATCCATTGCCCGTTGATTTAGGTATATCTGGTTAGCGTATGTAGCAACAATAGCCAATTCCGAATTATCAACTTCACGTTGCTTCTTCAATATGGATAGAGCTTTCTTATATATCGGTTCTACCTCTGGACGAAGGGTAAAGAGAGTAAATGGAACGTTAGTTGTTTTCCGTGCTGCCATGTTTAACCTCTCTCAGGATATCGACAATAAGCACCTCATTATCTAAAGGGCGACCGTAGATATCGATAATGTTAATAGTGGATTCATCAATAATGACTCGATAGATTTTCTCTTCAAGAATAACGACTGTATTGATTACTTTCTTCAAATCGAAATTGATAGTGAATTTAACTGATTGCTTACGCAATGCTTCGCGCTTTGATTTCCTTGATTGTTTCCAACGTGTCACGGCGAGGCGCATTGACTTCCAACCAGAGGAAACTTTCTCTAGTAGGTTTCTCATTTCTTAATCTCCTTTGTAATTCGGCGGTTTTCTTGTTGTGACAACTATGACAACAACAAATTAAATTGGATGGGTCGAGCGCATAATCTTCACCCCATGGGTAACGGATCTCCCAATAGTGGTCAACTAAATCGCTTGTGTCGGCTTGGCAAACTTCACAAATAGGTTTTTCAGCTCGCAGATATTTAGACATTCTTACCCATTTACCAGTCTTGTAAAATCGGTCAGATTCGAAAATTCGTTTTACTTTTGACGGTTTGTCAAATGAGTGAATGTCGCAGAAAGTCTGGCCTTCCGTGATGTTGGAACACCAAGAATGTTTACATTTCTTTTTCATTTTAAATTCTCGGGATGGACTCAAACTATAGTTTCAAAAAAAACTATTTCAAACTCCATTTGCACACAAATAGGTTCGATGGGGGTCTCATTACTATGATTTAATTGGATTTTTAGGCCCCCCTATCGATTTCTTTTCTAATTTGGTATCAGGGTATTGCTTAAACTCACGATTTCTTAGAGCGCGTTACAGGAGCTTAGATTTGATTACTTCTTTCAATAATAGATTCAAGTTGAGAATTAAGTTGTTCATTGAATGATGGTTTATCACTGATGCGACCTTCAACTTGAATCCACTTAGCGGCACCATCCAGAACCAATACTTCTTTCTTCCACACAGGACTATTATCCATAAGTTCTTTTTCAATCTTTTCTTTCTGACCAGCAGCGATACACTTGATATTCAATTGAAGAACATCTTCTTCATCTACAGAGACTTCATACTTCGGAGTACCATCCGAATGCTTGGCAGCTCGTAGGGTGTTATACAGTTCATAATCTACTATGTATTTCATTTTCTTGTTTCCTTATATTGGTGGATTGGGAACCTGTTTAGATTCCCATTTGATTATCTATGCCATTTGTTAATATGTTTTATTTCATTAATCGTCTTATACCTACAACCATCCATAGTAAATTCACGATGGTCGGTTATTTCATAATGATCATCATCAACTTTACGGAATGTAATAGTTAATTCTACATCTTCACCAGTAGCCAGTTTTTCGATAACACTATAACCACGAGAGACGCTACATCCGTCAAGGTTGTGTTCAGTCATAACACGGTTGATTATTTCATTTTTAATAGTTTGCATTTTGTTTTCCTTTATATGGTGGATTAAGAGTAAGGACTTATTCCCTTACCCTCTTATTTACTGCTTTCAATCCTGCTTTAACTTGTTCTTGGTGAGCTTGGATGATTGCCTTAACTACTGACTTGCTAACTATGATTTCTTCAACTTCATCGATTAGAAGGTCTTGTGGGTCATCGTCAACAATTTGGATTTCGTATTTCATTAGATGAACCCTTTCTCTTTCATTACTTCAAAAACTACTTTCTGTTTGATGGATTCTGGAATCTTCATCTCTAATACTTCTTCTAACAGCTCACGGAAGTTTTCGGTTCTCTTGCCATCTAGCCAGTTATCAAGCTTCTCTAATCTCTCTACAATGCTCATAGTCCGATTTCCTCTAGTCTGTTCAGTACTGGGATAATTTGTTTTGCTTTGTTTCTCTTGCTCATGGTAGTGGCAAGGATTGCAATAACCTCATCTGCAATATCATCGATAAATTGTTGGTGCATTTTCTTGTTTCCTTTATGTGGTGGTTTAAGGGTAAGGATTCGTTTCTCTCTTACCCTATTATTTAGGCTTGCTTATTTTTTGTGTTGTCAATTTGAAGTTCTGCGTCACGGACAGGAGGTAAGTTAGATTCATACTCATGATGAGGTTTATCTTCTTTACGATTAGTCCAGATGATTTCAAACAGCTTCAAACCAAGTGATATCCACGCTTGTGAGTTCATTAGGCAATACCGTATATCATGCAAGCACCTACACCAGCAGCTACAAGAACGAGTGCTGGATACTTGATTGCAGGATGAAGCGGGCTAGATTGGATTTTACCAAACAGCATTTTAAGACCGTTTACCATTTTGTTTTCCTTCTTAAAGTGGAATTGAGATATTCAATTCCTTCATGGTTATTTACTGTTCAAGTAAATCAGTACCTCGTTCATAAGGTATCTTGAGTTCTTTACTAGGAGATCCGATATTCTCTCTGGATAGAAGATGGTTCATGTATCTCACCTTCAACAGAGCACCTGTTTTGATGATTGCTTCTGCTTCCCTGTAACGTCCTTCAAATGATGTCTTACAAAGTACTAATACTTTCTTTCTTACCTTCTTCCATTGACTGACTGTCTTATTGCTTCCCTGATACGTCTCATAGTCGCTAGGACGCTTTACCTTCTCTCCCTTAGCACCCCATGGACTTGATTTGGTGGTGATGGCTGCGCGTGTCCAGAGGCTTTTAAGGCCGATGTAACGATATCCATAGTGCTTACTCTCTGGATCGTTGTTCTCTATTAAATATACAAATGACTCGTATTGGTCGAGTTCTTCCAAACTAGGCATTCCTATCCAATTACTCACTTTTTCTTTCCCTTAATACATATGGCGATATTGCCTAAACGTATTTAGAAGGAAGTCATCGTGACTATTGATGAAATGATAAGATTTGAAGAAGGTTCTAAGTTGAGCCTGTATCGTTGTTCAGAGAATTTTTGGACTATTGGAATTGGATATCTGGTAACTCGTGAGAATTGCACTAGGGAAAGAGCTATTAAGATTTTGGATAGCAAGATGGGACGTTCTACAGGAGGCTCTATAACGCATCAGGAAGAGAGTATGTTGTTTGGTGTGTCTATGGCAGAAGTTACCCAAGGAATTAAACAGGGTTCGTTTGGTGGTGTATATGAGCGATTAGATAAGAACAGGCAGATGGCTTTGGTCAATATGACTTATCAGCTCGGTGTTGGTGGTGTGAGTAAGTTTAAGAAGTTCATAGCAGCACTGGATAGGAAGGATTGGGTTGAGGCGTCTAAGCAGGGTTTCGATTCTCTATGGGCTAGACAGACTCCCAACAGAGCTAGAAGGGTTATGGCTATCATCAAGACAGGAACTTTAGATAGTTATAAGTGATCCCTAAATAAGTGTAGAAAGGTTTACTAGACATTTACCTTCCTATTTGAAATTTAATAAAAAGCCCCAACGTCGTGATGATGTCGGGGCTTTTTTGTATCTATTGAAAAAGAAAAACCCCGAACGATGAGGAACGGGGCTATAGGAAAACCAAAGCTGTCTAAGGGCTCTGGGTGTAGAATTTGTTGAGTGAAGCCGGTCATGTCCAGAGGGCGGCAACCCTTTTGTCTGGTTGATGATGGAACGAGTAAGGTTTGAAAATCTCTTCATCACTCTCTTACTATTATTTAGGGTAGTGAAAACGTCACCATTAAGAGAAGTATATCAGGGTAGACGGACTGGTTTAACTTTGATTTTTGTCCCGATGCTAAGACCAGGAAAAGGTGTGTTGGGGTAGGCATAACTCAATCTAGGGTGTAACTATTAAATGAGAAGGGTGTAACTAATACCTCTGAGATGGTTGATTTTATTGGGGCTCAGGTACAATAAAAGATAGTAACAATAAAACACGAATCCGCCCGCTTCGCTCCCCGTAGACTTTTTAATAAGAAGATGCGCGTCAGCGCGGGCGAAGCCCCTTGAAGAAATCATTCAGAGTCTTCAAGGATAAAGTTAAAAGATCTCTAAGTAGTAGTTATAATGCCCTTGACCTTTAAAGATCTCTAAAGAAATACTTAAAAATAAAAAGTGCGAACGTAGTGAGCAGGAGCGAAGCGACCATAAGATAACTACTAAGAATAAAGATCTTATAATCCTTAGTGATCTCTTCAAGTGCTCGGCTAAAGCCTGCGCCTGTTCGCTTCGCTCACATTTTCTTATTCTAGATCATCTATAAGGATTCTCTTCAAAGTCTCTAAGAAGCTCTCTAAGGATTTTCTAGTTAATCTCTATGGATTGGTATCAAGTTCTATTCAAAGTCTATTAGAGAGCTTCCTAGGAGGTTATAGAGGTCTTCAAGGTCTTAATAGATACTTCAAGAAAAGACCGGCGTAGCCAATTCTTGTAAAGACTAAATACTTGTATAACTACTTATTACAAGGATCTAGAAATGTCTCTTTTAAACTCTATCTATAATCAGGTTGAATCTCTTCCTACTGAATTTATAAACAACTCGTGTTTCATTCTAACTGATCATGATCTACAAACTGTTAGGATCGAACTATCTATGTACTTGGACTTTGATTTTGAAAAACCCTTAGAAGCTGGAACACTACTTGGATTTCCTGTTTACTTAGATCCTTCAAGGTCTGAATCGGTTTTTGGAGATCCGAGGTTCTATGATATCGATTCAAGTTCACTGATTATTATGGAATTCTAAACTTTGCCTAATCCTCTAAAACACTGTATATCCATCCAGCACTATTTGGATCGTGAGCCTTTTCACTCTAAGTGATTGTTTTATATATTAAATAATCATTTTTATGTATGGATATACAGTGCTTTTTGGGCTAAATTACGCGGTGTCAAGATGTTGCCTGATCCTCTAAAATACAGTGGATCTGTAATATATGATACAATCCTACTTTCAGTATTTCCTCGATTTCCAAACCCCTATATATGTTATAGGGGAATTAAGAAAACTCCCCATTTAGGTTGTAAACTTAGATTTACAGATAATTCAAGTTAAATCTTTGTTAAATTCAAAAACACAACCCTATATATAAGTATACCCCGAAAATAATTTCATTCCCAACTCATTACTTGGTCGGCAAACCATGGTAAGGGTTCTTCATATAAGGTTTATAGAATGTCCACTTTTTACATCAATACCAATCCAAACACCAATACCAAACATGGCTTCACTATCTCTAGCATTAAGGTTACTGACGAAGGTAACGCTAAGATGATTAAATCCGATTACGACTCTATGATTAAAGCAATCAATGTTCTTGGCTTCGCTGCTAAAACTTCTGCTGGTCGTGGTATCCGTACTGCACTCAAAAATGCCATCGCCGAGATTGGTTTGGATCATCCTGAGTTCTATTACTATTTCGATGCTGAGAATATCAAACTGTATGTTATGACCCTTCGTTTTGTTCATGGCACAGTTAAACATTCCGCTTGCATCATTACTAAAGAATCTTTTGGTTTTTCTGTTTATGTATCCGAAGACGGTAAAGTTAAACAGAAAAACACTATTACATCCGAGAGAAAGAACATGAAAATCAAAACTGACTTTAAGAAAGTTGAAACTCGTGGTCGTCCAGTTGCTAAGAAAGTTGAACTGACCAAAGAAGAAATCAAAACTGCTTCCCCTGCCCTTATCAAGACTGTTGAGACTGTTGACCATAACGCCGATGCTCATAATGATCTGGTTGCTCGTATGGAAGCTATGGAAGCTGAAATGGCTGCTTATCGTCGTATCATTGCTCAAGCACAAGAAGCTATGCATATCACCGCTTGTGAGATGGCAGATACCGAAATCGATATGATGTTGGAGGGTTGAAAATGAAACACTTACTTTTAGCCCTTACCCTTATATCTTCTCAGGCAATCGCCATCAACTGGGATGCGATTAATCAATCCAAGGTTCAAGCATATCACCAGCTTGTTGCTGACCTAGAGCGAGAGGAACGACTGAAAGAAGCTGAGAAGCATTCTAAGCCAGTTGAGATGATACATGACTCATACCGTATGGAAGCTTGTCTAGAGCGTCTGGATAAGTCTTACGGGAATTCTGATTTACATGAGATTAATTATCGAGTGAATCAATGTTCTAAGGAAGCACGTATTCCACTAGAGCAATACGAACGTGAAATGGAACAGAGGTATATGAATGAACAATAAGCAAGCTTTAATCGTTCTGGGTGTATGTGTATTGATTGGCTGGGTAATCGTTCCCGGCTTCATGTTGTTCTAATAGGACAGCTCAAATCTGTGCTTTCCTAAAACACCCCTTTTTCGAAGGGCCTAAATAATATCAGATAGAGAGAATAGCTACTCTTGAATCTAAAACCAATTTGGACATCCAGTCCATTAATCGTTATCGGTTTGTTGTTAGTGTAATACGTTGTTGGAGATGGAGGGTTTCCACCGATAACGATTACCTCCTATACACTCGCTGGATCATCAACCGATAACACAAAACAACAAACCGATAAGGATTATAAAATGTATCAAGTATCTAATATAGTAAATGGCGTTCCTTCTTTCCTGATGAACGACAAGCCCCTAACAATGAGCAGTCTTCAAATTGCGGAGTACACTGGTAAGCGTCATGATCATGTTATCCGTGATATCCGGAACATGTTAGAGGCTTTGGGAGCCGCCCCCAATTTTGGGGTGGGCTCTTACTTCGATAAGAACAACCAAGAACGTATGATGTATGAGCTAGATGAAGACCATACGATCACTCTCGTATCCGGTTACGATGTCAAAATGCGTATGGCTATTATCAAGGAATGGAAAGCTCTTAAAGAAGCTCACGATCCGATGGCTATCATGGGTACAATGAACAGCAACCAAATTACTCTGTTTGCTCGTACTGCTGTTGAACTGGCTAAAGAAACCAAAGCCAAAGAACAAGCACTAATCCAGATTGAATATCAAAAGCCGAAAGTAGAATTCTTTGATGAAGTAGCTGATTCGTCTGGTCTGATGGATATGGGTATCATTGCTAAACAGCTTGGATATGGTCGTAACACATTCTTCAAGATGCTTCGTCAAAAGCATGTTCTTCAATCTGGTAAGTTTAAAAATAACCAACCTTACCAACAATATATCGATTCTGGATACTTCGTGGTTAAGCTTAGTGGTGCCTCTGATGGCTTCATTGCTCAAACCTTCGTAACTCCAAAGGGTCTGACTTGGCTTCATAAGAAAGCCAAAGAGTGGACTTTAAACTAATTTTCCTGTGGTGGGAAAGTGGGCAACCTGAGTGTTTTCAAACGAGAACATTTTGGTTGCCCTTTTTGTTATAAATGTTTACTATACACAGTTCACTAAAACGACTAATGAATTAGGTATTTATTAAATGACACGATATATTAATTTAAATATTGTTGTTGAAGATCGCTTTGGTTCTGATGGTAATATATGTTCGGCAAAAGCTACTGCTTATATCAACAATAATTTAGAAGTAATGACGATTGAAAACGGAAAAGTCATATACTCTACCCTATGGGAAGATACACAAGAGTATAACGATACTTTTGATATGTTGTCTTCTGCTGTAGAGGAACACAATAAAAACAAATTGAATAAATAAACAACTTTCAATTTTACTTGGGCTCCTAATCAGGGGCCTTTTCTTTATCCCATCCCCTAAATACCTCATATAGCAACTAACAAAGAGGTATTTCTAAAAATGCTTATTTTATCAACAAATGATTTTGATATTCAGGAACTCAAAGTCGAACATGAGACCGACACCCTAGCCAACGAATCTACTAACTGGAAAGGTGATTATATGGGTCGTGGGCTTCATCGTTTTGAGGTGAGTGGTAATATCAAATTGAAAGACCAAGACGATGTACAAGCTTGGCAAGGCTTCATACTTGGCCTACAGGGTCGTGCGTTTCCATTCATTCTAGATACTGGATCTAACAACGATTGGCATAATCCATTCTTCAACAATATTCGCGGTGTTACCTGCGTTCACCAAGTTGGGATCGGCGTAACCAAGATTGGAGTTACTAACACTAACTTGATGAAGGTTGGTATGAATCTTCATCTCGGTGACCAGAAGAAGGTTTATTACATTACTGGTATTGACCGTGCTTCTAATCAGATAACTATCTTTCCACCAAATAGACATCTAACACCACAAGGCAGCCCCTTATCATTTGATGTTAAACCCGTCCTCAGAATGTTGGAAAATAAATTCTCAATGACTTATGGCTCTCGTGGTAATGACGTAACATTTAAAGCAAGGGAGGAACAGTTGTGATTATATGCTCTCTATTCGAACTGGATCTAACTTCGGTTCCTACTATCAATCAAAAGGTGTGTCTAACAGATGCCGCATTCGATGTTGAATTTAATGGTGAAACTTTTCGGGCATTTGGTTCTCTTCTGAAAATGGATAAGGTAAGTACCAAGAACACTCTTGATAATAAGACGATGAAGATTACTCTTTCTGGTCTTGATATGAACACGGTAAAGCTCGTGAATAGTTCCTTCTATAAGAAGCAGCCTATTACTGTGTACAAGGCTCAAATTCGTGATGAAAGTAATATTGTTGAGACCGCTAGTATTCATTTTGCTGGGATCACAGATACACCCGAAATGGTAGTTGATTACCAATCTCAAACCGTAAATTTGGGTCTTTCTTGTAAATCAATTTTCGACATGAGCCAAACCCCTAATTTGATGAGATCAAACAACGCAACTCACCAGCTATACCATCAAGGTGATAAGTTCTTTGAATTCTCAAATAATCAGACTATGGAAGATGAATTGTGGATACGCTAACAGTAATTAATAAGTATAACGGTCAAACACTCGATTTAGGCTCACGAGACTGCCTCACAATGCTCTTTGAGATAAGAGGTGATGTTACCCTAGCCGAACAGTGTAAGGGTCGCTATAAGACGATGTTAGGAGCTTTGAGAAGCCTACCTAAAGTAAGTGGGTTTGATACTCTCGAATCTTATATGGAAGGATGGGAAATCATTGCACCCGGTTTCGTTCAAGATGGAGATATCATCATTGCAGAAGGGAGACATTGTTATGTTTACTATCAAGCCCATATCTTTGGTGTGTTTGATGAAAACACCTTCAAATGGAAACCAGTAGATTTACCAATTGATATCAAAAACTCAGTAATATTCAGAGCCCCTTAATTGGGGCTTTTTTGTGTCCATCCCTAAATAAAGGAGAATCAACTAACAAGAAGGAAAATAACAATGGCAGTTTCAGCCGCAACGGCAGCCTATATCGCGATGGCAACATCTGTCGCAGCCGCAGCCGTATCAGTCGCTATGATGATGAGTGCCAAAGGCAAGAACAACGGCGACATCAGTGATAGTGGAACCTCTATTACACGCAAAGGGAAGGATGATCCTAAGATTGTTCCATTTGGTAAATCAATCATTCCAGCAACTAAAGTTTTCACAAACGTAAATGATAACAACCGTAGATGGTTGACCGAAATATTCTCTCTTGGTCATGGCCCTCTGAAATCAATCAATCAAATCTATATCGATGAACAGCCCTTGTTTGGTGTAACAGAACAAGACCGTTCTGAACAATGGTTCAACAGCTCTGTATTCAAAGAGGGATTTTGGAATCTCCAACTTGGAATTCGTCGTGGTCTCAAACGTAATGCTACTTGGGATCAGATGGTAACCCATGGTGATGGTCTTTGGACTTATGACCATAGGGGTGATGCAACCGGTACTATCAGTATGCTCATTGAGCGTCCTGACCCCAAGAACTCAGGAAGTGATAAACATCGTATCCTAAGTGATAAATTCCAAGTTGAAGCACTTGTTGAAGGTATCAAGGTAATTGATCCTCGTGTGGATCCTCAACTGACTGGGTGGAATGATTCAGATAATCGATATTGGATTGCAAATGGAAAAGAAAGTTATCGAAATCCTGCCCTGTGTCTACTCACATATCTTGCAGACCAAGAATTTGGTTTTGGGATTAACCCTAAGTTCATTGATCTGAATAGTTTCATCAACACCGCTAACTGGTGTGAAGCTAATAAAATCACTATGGATGGCTTTGTAGACCAAGGTGATACTTTCGGGAATATCGTAAAACAGTTCGTGGCTGCCTTTAATGGCTATCTGTTCTTGGAGAACGGTCGAATCAAAATAATGCCGGATACTGTATCCCCAGTGATGTTTAACGTCACAGAAGATGATATGCACAAGGATATCACTATCTCTAACAACAAAGGGGATTACTTCAACACTGTTAAGGTAAACTTTCAGAACCGCGATACCGAATATAACAAAGATATGTTGGTATTGCCGAAAGATGCATTGACAGATCCAACAATTAAAGAAGATGGTCGAATTTTTGAGAAGACTATTGACTGTGTTCTGAGTACTGACCCAGCTTATGCTAAGTTAGTTGCAAACATGGAATTGAAACGGGCTAAGTTGTGTCGTCGTGGTGCTGTTCTACATCTTAATAATCTGAATTTACCTTTGAAGGTCGGTTATGTGTTTACTATCGAACACGCGCTATATGAACTTGATAAGAATACTAAATGGCGGATTACATCCATAGAGAACTCCCTTGATAAGGATACTCTAATATCCAAAATCGAAGCAGAAGAGTACAACGAGCGTGTTTATGATACTACTTCATATGATGATGGAAACCTAAGTGGTTCCCTCCCCCGTCCAGATTTTACTATATTGCCTGCAACCAATCTGAAATTTACTCAGAATGCAAGCAGTACCGTAGGTTCTGGTATGTTGAGCTTTGACCCTCAATATATGGGTGATGCACGATTCGTTGTTCAATACAAATTGAGTTCATCTAGTGTCTGGACCCTGTATGGTGAGTTTCCATTCTCTAATATCTCAATGGTGAATCTCGTTACTGGCGTTGAGTATGATTACAGGGTGCAAACAAGAGCCCCTATTGGTGCATCTGCATGGACTACTATCACCAACCAGAAAGTAAATCGGGTTATTAATTTACCTGCTGTGAAGAATCTGAAAGCTGATTTCACATCTGCTGATTGCGTTATTACCTTTGACCCTATCACTGGTGTAATACCTAATACAACCGTTGTTGGTGATGGTATCGATGATATGAGTCAACTGGTTCAACACTATAAGGTTGATGTTCAGCATAATACTGGTACTACACGCTCTTACTACACCAACACAGGTCGTTTCGTTTATACATACGATACAAACGCCAAGAACGGTCTAGAGAGACGTTTGAACATTACTGTTACCCCTGTATCCCTTTATGGTGATAACGGTGATATCGCGGCTGTGAGTGCTTATAACACACCAATGGATCAAGCTAGTGGTGTATCTGTTATAAGTGAATTGGTCGATTTTACAGTTGAATGGAATAATAGAAGTTCTCAAGTAGCAGACTATAGCCATACTAACATCTATATCAAACCAACTAGGACAGAAGACCTTAATATTTCCGCTCATTACGTTGGTCAAAGTTCTTCTGGTTCTTTCACTAAGAACGTGAAACAAACCGAAGGATGGGTGGTTGTTGAAGATGTTGATATGTTTGGTAGTGCTATTCCTGCTATTACCAGTGCTCCTATCTATTATAAAACTGCAACTATCGATGATCTGATAACTGGTTCTGAGTTTGAAGGTCAGTTCAAAGATCTCCAAGACAGCGTAAATCAGATTGATACCGAGCTGACTGAACTTGGTAAAGAAGTTGATGCTAATAAGGTTGAAGTTGATACCGCTCTAACCAATCAGCAAAACCAAATCAACGCTGAGAAATTAAGACTTGACAAAGCTGGACAAGATATTATCAAAAACGCAACAGACATACAGACCAACAAGAGAGAAATCGCGTCTCAAGGGGCTAGGTTGACTCAAGTTGAAACTGTGGCGTCTGATGCAACAGGTTCTATCGCAGCTCTGGATACTAAATTGTCCGCTCGCATTGATAAGAATGCTTCTGATATTAGCGAGAATAAGCAAAGTATTGTAACCACTAACAGTTCCATGGCTTCCATGGATACTCGTTTAACAGCTCGCATTGATAAGAATGCTTCCGACATTCAAATCAACAAGACCGCCATCGCAAATACCGATAAAAATCTGGCTGAGTACAAGATTTCTGTCTCGACTGAATTTGGGAAAACCAATGGACGCATCGATACCGTATCTAGTTCCGTAAGTACGCTGGAAAAGACTGTTGCTACTCAAGGGCAGACTATCACAGCAAACTATAATGACTTGAATGGTAAAATTCAGACTAACGCAACTGCTCTTGCTGATGCGAACAAGTCGATTACCTCACTCGATACTAAATTGTCTGCTCAAATTAAAGGGGTTGATGATAAAGCTAATGGTATTAGAGCTGATGTGACCCAGCAGGGTTTGGCTATTGCCGCAACTGATAAGGCACTGACTGAGTTACGCACTTCAACCAATGCCCAATTTGGAACTGTTAATAGTCGGATTGATACTCTTCAAACCAACTTAGCAACCACTGATAAGGCTCTTGCATCTCTTGATACAAAGCTACAGACCCAAATCAATACTAACAAGGCTGGAATAGCTGAGAACAAGACAGCAATCGTTACAACCAACAGTGCAATGGCGAGTATGAATACTTCTCTCCAAGCACAAATAGATGGTAACAAAGCATCTATCACCCAAATTAGCCAAGCTCAAGTTGGTACTGATGGAAAGGTTAGTTCCATTTGGGGTTTGAAGCTAGACGCAGGGGGTAAAGTTGCTGGGATGACTTTGGGCGCTACTCCTCATAGTAGCTCGATAGATTTTCTGGCAGATACTTTCAGGATTGCTAGTTCGACTAATGGAACTCCTGTTACTGCATTTGAGGTAAGGAACGGAACCACATACATCAGAAACGCGATGATCGGTGATCTCACGTCCCAGAATATAAGAACCGGTTCCCTATCAGGTCGGGAATTGATGGCAACATCTGTTATTCGTGCTGGTACTGGTGCAACTTCAGTAACCATGTCTGGTGAAGATCCAAAATGGCGCTTATGGGCGGGGCAGGATGGCGCAGAGGGAGCACCTTTCCGCGTAGATAAAGATGGTATCTTGTATAGCCGGGGTGGTGTGTTTGACGGAACAATATATGCCAGACAGGGGGAATTTTCGGGTCAAATCATTGCGAAAAGTGGTCGGATCGATGGTCCGCTTTATCTTGCAAACGGTGCGTATATCTCGGGTAATGTAGAGCATCACTTCCTCCAAGGTGCAGGTGGTAGGTTCTTTGTTAACCAATGGGGAAATATGGTTTGTCAATATGCAGAAATATCTGGGGGCTTTTTCAGGGGCACAACATTTATTGAGAACCTTCAAGGTGACGTTTACACCAAGACGTTTTATAGCCTCCCAATACAGAAAGGTGGATTCGTGCCGGGGGGTGGTGACCAGCGAAACTTTGCTTTGTTCCAAGTGAATAGCGCAACGTTTGACCGGTCTATGTTCTTTAGTAGAATCGACGTACCATATGCAATCTATGACTCATCAGGAAAAATCGATGTGTATTATGTTTGCGAGGGACAAAGCCCGGTATGGGTGAGTAACTACCAATCTACATCTGGGCAACCACACGATCTTGTTGATATCCGCGTTCGACTTCCAAAAGGCGCTAGTTACGTCCGGTTCTTCGTGGTATCTACATCGAGAACTATGCTCCATCGGGCAGCACCTTGTAACGGTACAGTAGAGCTTTCAAAGTGGAGTGATACAAACGTAGTTGCATCGTCGGGTGTTTGA